AGCTGCACAATTTCCAGAATTACAAAAAAAACCTATAACAGGTTTTTACGCAGGTACAAGTTTCTCTGAAAATTATGCACCATTATCAGATATTGCAGGTGAATATAGAACAAGACGTGTTTATGGTGTTATGGCCGGATTTGATGAACCACAAAAAATTGTTACTGGTTTGCAATTGTTACAAGCTGGTGTTATAGACACAGAAACGTTACAAGATAATATTGATGGTCTTGATAATATAGCTAAAGTACAAGAACGTATTAGAAAAAATAAAGCTGAAAATGTTTTATTTGAATCTGTATTAGCTAGGTCAGCTCAAGGTGATATGGCTGCAACTATGGCTGTTATAGCTATTTATGAATATCCAGGTGAAATGACAGATATACTTAAGATGTTTTACACACCACAAGAACCACAATTACCACCTGCAGAGCAAGCAGTAATAGAACAACAAATGATGCAAGAACAAGCAGGCCCACCAAGCGTAGCTCAAGCTTTAGGCGGTGGTATGTAATGGATATGGAAGATACAGAACTTAATTTTTGGAATATAATCGAAAGCAATTTTGGTATTGTTGATGAAATGGATGAAGAAGAAGTTAACTTGTTTGACCCTTTTAGAAACCAAGCATTTACAATTATCAATCCTGCTCCAGGAATAATAATAATGATAAAGGATGATTACTATGGCTAAAAAAAGAGGTAGAGGTGGATACAGAAAGCCATCACAACCAGCTGCTGTTAGTGGTCCAGGTGCATTAAGTCAGAGAACTGATGGGAAACAACCAGAAGTTAGAATACCTGATATGCCATATGGACAACAAACACAATTACTTGCACAACAAGCTGCTGCTCCATTAGGAGATTCAGGAGGAGCTAATGCTCCATTTCCAATGGACCAACCAGCAAGACCTAATGTTTTTGCTCCAACAGAAAGACCACAAGAACCTATTAGTCAAGGAGCTGCTTTCGGACCAGGAACTGGACCTGTTGACCAATTAGAAGATGAAACCGATATTATTCTTGCAGCTTTGTATTCTGTTAACCCACACCCAGTTATAGCGGAGTTAATAAATACTAGGAGCGTTTAATGGGTTTCCTTTTTCAAGACCCTTTTATGGAAAGGGATGCATTATTTGCAATAGAATCCTTAAATAAACAATATAAAGTCTGGCAACAAATATTTAAAACTCCTGAAGGAGAAGCTATAGCAGATAACTTAATTGATACTACAACTGCTTATCCAGCATTACCTAAAACGTTAGCTAAAGAAATTGCTTTTACTGTACCTAATGCAGCACAAAACGAAGCTGTACAAGATATTGTAGAAGAAGTTTCTTTATCTAATGTTCAAGAACAATCAGAGTTATGGGATAAATTAACTGAAGACCATTATAAAAATGGTGGTGATTTTGAAAATAATATGCATATTAAACCAATTGATTTTTGGACTATGGGATTATCACAAGGTGGAGCTAAACCAGGAGATATACAATATGGTGTTTGGGCTGCACAAGCTTATGATGCTTTATGGCAAAACTTTGGTTTAAGAGGTAAATGGGCTGGTGGATTAGGTGGATTTGTACCTGCACTATGGGGAGGAATGCCTGTAGGTAGGTCACAAGCTTATCTAAGAGATTTAATACTTTATGACAAAAAGATTAAAGATGGTGCTACAAAACAAGAAGCACAAGACGCATTAGCAATTGATGTAAGTTTTACACAAGTATCTGGTATAGGTGAAAAACTAGATATAAAAGGAACACTTAACAAGTATGTTGATATGTTTAAAGAAGCTCACAAAATGGGTGGCGAAACTGTATTTAGAGCTATGTGGAAAGAAATGTACGCAGGTAATCCTATTAACTTTAATAGGGACCACTGGATGCGTATGGAGACATTAAAACCAGAAAATGACCCAAGATATCAAGAATTAATTACTGAATATGGTTATTCAGAACAACAAGCTAAAGATTTATTTTATAGCAAAGTAGGTAGACCATTAAAAGCTTATGATGAAAATGGTGAACAACATTATACAAGTTTAGATAATCCTACAAGAATACATTTTTTTGCAGGTAGAAAATCTTCTGGTTTAACTGCTTCATTTACTTCAAATACAAAATATGGAAAAGGTGGTTGGGCATTTCAACAAAAATCTGTATATGACAATGAAGACCAACAAAGAATATTATTTTCTCCTGGAAGGTATCAAGCTTCTTTATTTACTAAACCAGGTTCAGGTGCATATAACTTTTTATCTGGAAGCATAGACTTTGGTGCAATGGCTATTGAGGAATATTTTGGTGCTAAAGGTATAGGACAAATAGGAAAAGCATTTAGAAACTTAAGACAAATTAATCCTTTATTAGATAAATCAACAAAAATAATTGATATTAATAGAGCAGGTAAAGTTTCAAATAACTCACCACTAGATGATTCAAAACAAATACTTGATGATATAGGACCAAAAATAGACGGTACTAAACCTGGTGATACTGCTGAAGATGTTCTTGACCATGTAGGAATATGGAAAGGTTATAGAAACAAAAGAAAAGCTAGTCAAGTTGAAAGAACTGTTAAGAAAAAATATTTAGCTAATAATGTAATGCCTAAAATATTTAGAGAAACTAAAGATGAAATGCTTAACAGGCCTTTTATGATTGAAAGAATTTATAAACCTTTAGTTGATGAAGTTGCAAAAAATGCAGATACAGCAAGAACATTAATGGATACAAATCCTGTTTATAAAAATTTACAACCGAGTACAAGACAAAAATTAATTCGTGTTGCACAAAATAAAGGTGTTGATGGAGTTAAAGATACATTTGGTAAATTAATAGATGAAGGTGTTTATGTAGGAGGTAAAATACCAAGAGATTATTTACCTAACAAAATGTTACCTAAAGGTGCTTCATTTTTAACAAATAAAATATTAATTGAAAATGCATACAAAGCTAAAAAATTAGGTAATTTACCAGACCCAACAGTAATGCAAAGAGTTGCTAAAAAAACTTATTCTGTATTAGGTAAAGAAGATGCTGCATTTAGAAGTATTGGTGGATATTTAGGAAGTGCATTAAGAATACCAGCTAGAGTAACTACAAGAACATTAGGAGCAGGACTTGCTGGATTAAAAGCATTACCTGGCGCTCCTATTAAAGCTATAGGTGCTGTTAGAACATTTACTAAAGGGCAAGGATTTGCAAAGCCACAAATAAAATTAGTAAGGCCTAAATCTACAGATGAACTTATTATAGGTCCTCAATCAATACAAACAGAAACAAAACTTATAAAAGAAAGATTACAAGAAGCATTAAACAAAATAGGTATTACTGATGTTAAGTCAGGTCCAGAATTTGAAAGATATTTAGGTTTTTCATCTGCTTTTTATAATAACTCAGACCCATACTTTAGAAGTTTAATGAGTGCAGTACCAGATTTTGGAATTAAAGGTTTAAATAAAAATGCAGCTTATGACCAATTAGTTTCACATTTACAAACAGTTGGTTATTCAATAGATGAAATGGCAAAAATAACAAAAGAATTTTGGAAAATAGATTTTAGAAAAAAACGACAAGTTTCTAAATTTATGTTTGACCAAAACGTAAGAGATGTAAATAGAGTAAGAGTATTAGGTGGACAATGGCAACCAGTTATGAGAGCTTTTGCAAAAATGTACAATACTACAATGGAACAAGCTACTGCATACTTTGTAGCTGGTTATGCAGATGAAGCTATATCTATGCCTCATATAGGAAATAAATATACCAAAACTGAAAGAATGATTTGGCAAGATTATAAAGGTGAGACATACGGTATTGATATAGGTTCAGCTCATTTGTTTTCTGAATTTGCAGATAATATACAACCATTTATAGATTACAGATTAATTAGACGTGCATATGGTAATGCTTGGAATGAATTAGAAAATGCTGACAGTATGTTTAAAGCTTCAACAGAAAATCTTAAAAATATTGGAAGGTGGATAAAATATAATTATCATTTTTATGATGACATAGATTCACCTAATCCATATGCAAATGGATATATAGGAACAAGTAAATTAAACGAAGATGCTTTTACATTGCTTGCTGATTTTTATACAAGAAAATTATTTAAACCATTTGTACTTTTAAGAGGTGCTTTCTTTACAAGGGTATTTATGGAAGAACAAATGCGTGTAGTTGCTGCAGGCCTTGATGGATTTTTTAACCATCCTATACATTATATTCAATGGGTTACTTCAGGTAAAAAAGCTAGAAATTTAGCTAGAGAATCAGCTCAAATAGATGAAGTATTTAAATCTGGAAAATTAAAAAAATGGTTAGATGAAGGATTAACTAAAGAACAAGCTTATATGAAATGGGCAGATGAAAATGTTGATGCTATAAGGTTAATGGATAGTTATGAATATTTAGAAGCTACACAAAAAACATTTAATTTAGCTGGTATGCAAGGTAGAGAACAAAGAAGAATTAAAGGCATGAATTATATTATGCGTAAAAAAACTGATACTGATATTAAAAAGTATGTTGATGGAGTAAGAATGGAATTATTACAATTAAGAAATGATTTAATATCTAGGAAAGTAGCACAATTCGGTTATGGTTCTGATGAATTAACTGCTTGGATATTTTCTAAAGAAGGTGCTGCAGCTAGACGAGATTTAGCTGATTGGGGTGGTGGAAGATGGAAAGGAATTACTAATAATCCAAAAGTAATTGACCAATACTTACAATCTGTTGAAGCACGTATAAGACTTAAAACAGGTGGAAAAGTTGAAGAAGGTGTTCATTATGTAAAAATAACTAAAGGTGGTGGAGGAGATTTACCTGATACAAAATATAGATTTAATATAAATGCATCATCTGATAATTTAGGTAATCAAGATTTAAGAAGATTTATTTATGAAGGAAAATTACTTGATAATGTAAAAGGTAAAGATGTTAGTTTTAAAGCACCTGGTTTAACTAAAAGAGAATTAGAAAAATTTTCAGATATATTACAAGAATCTTATATTACAAAAGGACAAAAAAGAAAAGGTTTAGATTTAGATTTAGGTTATGTAAAAGCTATTGATGATAGTGCAGATAATCAAACTAAAATAGGCCAAGCTTGGGATGCATTTGTTGATACAGCATTTAATACATTAATGACTAAACCAATAGCTTATTTAAATAGAGCAACAGTATTTAAACAATATCGTTATATGTATATAACAGACAACTGGGCAAACTTTAATAAAGACGCAAGAAAAAGATTTATTAAAGAAGCTGAAACATTAAACATTCCTAAAGCTGTTATTGATGAAATGAAAGAATTAAATAAAACTATGCCTGTTGCTAAAGGTGCTATGACTTATGAAATAGCTAATAATACATCAAAAGCATTTGGATTAGCTGGTACTAAAGATTTATTGTATGATGCATCTAAACGACATCTTATATCTGATATAACAAGAAACATATTCCCATTCCCTGAAATTTGGTTTGAGGTTGCAACTACATGGGGCAAGTTACTATCAAACAAACCATACATGATGAGACAAGCACAAGTAGCTGTTAGGGGTGGTGAGACATTTAAGATTGGCGGATATGGTACTGAAGGTTGGATTACAAATAATCCACAACCTGGTAGAGAAAATGAAAAGATGTTTGTGTATCCATTTGCTCCATTCCTATCAAGATTAGTTTATGGTAAAGAAACATATACAGATGAAAATGGACAAACACGTAAAGTAGATATAGCTGCTAAAGCATATTTATCTGGTATTAACTTGTTAGGTCAAGGTTTTGTACCAGGCCCTAACCCAGCTGTAGGATTTGCTTTAGACAAACTTATACCTATTGAAGGTTGGGAACCAGAAATGAAAGAATTTTTATTTGGTGGTTTCTTACCTCCAGAAACTATAAGAGAAATTCTTCCATTATCTCCTTGGTTAAAGAAATTTTGGGCATATGTAGGGCCAGATGCAAATGATGATATCAATATAGAAAAAAGTGAGTTTGCTCAAATGAGAGCTGCTGCAACTATATCTATATTTAGATATGGTTCTGTTATTGGCGAACCAAGAAGATTGTATGATGCTGGCAAAATGGATAAATATTTAACTAAAGTAGATAAAGATTGGGAACTATTAGCAGATGCTGAAGAGTATTCTCAAGAATATTATCAATTTTTAAGAGTACTTGATGAAGCATATTTAGAATATTCTAAAGGCAAAGCTAAAAATTTATTTGCTGTACAAGCATTAGCACAATTTATATTACCTACAGGATTTACTCCTACTTACTACATAGAAGATAAACAAGGAACTATGTGGAATGCACAGGTGTTAGCAGATGAATATAGAAATATATTAAGAGATAATGATGGTAATGATGCTGAAGCTGCTATGCAGTTTTTAGAAACATATGGTATGGAGCATGGATATTTAACTGCACCAGCTAAAGTATCAGATACTGGTAGACAAAACTATACACAAAAATCATTAAAGTGGAGATATGATAATAGAGAAGTATTAAAAGAAGCAGAATTATCTGCATTCTTAATATTGCCTGATAATCCAGCTGGAGAAAGAGCTTCTTGGGATTTACAACCTGATAAAACACAATTAACACCTGACCAGTTTAGAAGAAAAGTTAATGACACATTAGGTTACTTTGCATATACAAATTATAAAAATATGATTGACGCAGCAGATTTACCTACATTACAAGCAACTATGCTTAAAAGACAATTTAGAAATAACTTAATACTTGCTAAAGAAGGTTTCCAAGAAGATGATTGGGGATTACCTGGTTCTGTAAGTATTAAAGATATATTTAATGAAATGAAAAGAGTATGGCCTGGTAATGAATTAATTATGGAACAAGAAACAGGCAAAGGCTTTGTTGCAATGTTAGAACAATGGGAAGAATTTGAAAAATACTCAATGCAAATATCACCTAGTAAAACTAAAACTTGGTGGTTAGAATCAGAGAAGCCAGAAGCTAGATTTATGCGAATACTTATGAATCAAATAGCACAGGACATTATAGCAGAATATCCTGATTTTTGGCATGTATGGACAAGTCTTATGCTAAAGTTTTATAGAGACGATAAAGAATTATTAGAAGATATGTTTGATGAGGATTAATGGTAGATTATAGCTTAAGTTCAGATAATGTAGATAAAGCTACTTTAGATGAACTAGATGATTTGGTTAAAAAGTATGCAGGTTTATTAGGAATAGACGCATCATCTGGTGTACAATTTTTACAAATTTTAAGTGACAAGAATTTTAATGATGGTGGTTTAAATAAATATAATTTAACCGAAACAAATATTAAAGAACTTCAAGATGCAATTGATGGTAATAAAGAAGCCGCTTATATAGATTTATTATTAAAAAATATATTTAACTCAAGAAAACAACCAGAAAATTTTAATACACCAGACAAATCTGGAGCAGAAATGTTGTATGGTTTATTTGCAGCTGGTAATACTTTAGAAGAATCGTTATCTATTATGGGTATTGGTGATGATTTAGATAGAGAATATGATTCTAAAGCTGGTAGAAAAGTTCCTGTTTATGAAAATGGTAAACCTAAATTTGAAAATGGAACTCCTGTTTATAAATCATTTACAACACATTTTTCTACAGACTTTCATTATTTTATGAACTCATTAACAGATTCTGGAGAGATTGAACAATTTCAAAAATATTTAATTGAAAATAAAGTTGTACCTCCAAGTACTTTTTTAGGAACTGAAGGTCAATATAGTTCTGCATTAGAAGCTGCAGTAGTTTCTATTATGACTTACATAGACCAAGAACATTATATTGCAGAAGGTACTGAACAGTGGAATCAAATTATGAATGATGACCCAGTATTTTTTACTAGCTCACAAGCATCAGATTACACAATAGACGCTCAAGGAATGCCTGTAGCTACTGAAGAAGGACTTAGAAAAACTCAAGACCTTAAATTATTTAACTGGGGTATTCAAGAAATATCTAAAGATTATGAAAAGTTTGCAGCTTACGAAGAACAAATGGCTGATGAAGCACTTATTAATCAATTAAAATCACAATATCAAGTAATGACTCCATTACAAAGAGAAGACGAAGTTGAGTCTTGGTTTCAACAAAAACTTGGTAGAAAAGGTTCTAAAAGAGAAATTGAAGAATGGGCTAATAATATAGCTCTTAATTATTCAAGTGTATTTAAAAAGCTAGTTAAAGATGTACAAGGATTACAAGCAGATATGGGATTAAGAGATTGGGAAACAGCTTATCTTGCTTCATTTGGTAACGAAGAAGATACAGAAATGAAAAAGAAAACATTTAATGATATGACTGATATATCTGCACAATTAGCACAAGAAGACCCATTATTACAAGCTGAAGATAGATTTGATGATATATATGCTGAACAAATGGAATCATATGAAATTGGTAAAAAATCTATACAAGAAGATGCAGATATACTTAGGATGATTTATGGATAATAGAGAAAAATTAAGGCAAGAATTTTTAGAAAATTTAAAAGAATTACAAGAACAAAATGATATTCCACAACAAGAAATAGATAGAGTCATATTAGATTATGATGGTGTTGCTGAATTTTTAGAAGATGAAGGAGCATTAAAAAGATACGGTGGTCAATTAGTAGATATGACAGCATATCGTGCTGGTGCAATTCCTTCTAGTCCTTATGATGATAATAACGTAATACCTTCAGTTACTGATGAAGAAATAGAAATGGCTACTAAAGATTTTCAAAATGAAGAAACTTCTAAAGCAGATACAAATTTTATTGAAACTGAAGATGGAATTAGAGTAGAAGGAGAATTAGTAGATGAAATAAGTCCTTTAGATAAAGAATTTCAAGGAATAATGAATAACGAATTAAATACACATTGGTGGCGTTGGGAAGATTCTTGGGATGATGAAGCTAAAGATTATATGGAACGCTATACAACTGGTGATTTAACTGAACAAGAAATGCAAGAATTAATGGACGACCAAGAAAGAAGTGCAGATATAGATAATAAAATAGCAGATGCTCGACAGCAATATGAAGCTGAATTAGAACAAACTGCTAATTCTGCTGGTATTACAGATACTAAAGCTTTTAAAACATTAGTACAAGCAGGTACAAAAATACTACAAGCTATTGATGAAGAATTACTATATTCACCATTATTGCTCGCAGAGAAGGGTTTAAAGAAATTAGGCCTAGGACTAGCAGGAACAGCAGTAGGTGGCCTTACAAGGGCTGCATTGGTCTATGAGGACTTTTTATTTAAGGCCAACGTAGGTTTAGCTGCATTAGCACACGGAAGTTTAGCTGCTCAAGGTACTGCATCAAGATTACCTACTGATATTGCAAATGGTATAGCAGGTTTATATGGTGCTGGTATGCCTCAAGAAATAATTCCACAAGCAGAAGGTGGTATGTCTAAAGAAGAACAAGCTAAAAGACATCAAACATATTTTGCTAATCAAATGTATCAATACTCAAGAATGTCTCCATCATTTAGATTATTTACTGATGTAATAGGCCCTAAGACTGGTATATCTGACCCAATACAAGGTTGGCAAAAATTTGGTAAAATGTTAGGTGGTGATAGCTAATGTCTGATTATGATTTAAAACTTGATGAAGGTTCTTATTTAGTTTATGTAGAAGAAACTGGTGAATTGTTTATTGCTTATGATGATGGTAACTATTCATTATTGTTTGAAACAGATAATAGTTTAGCTAGTTTAACTTATTTTAATGAAATAACAGAACCTACAACTAGGGAAATTGAAGCAGGTATTGAAGTTACAGCTACTCCTAATAAAGAATTACAAGAAAAATCTTATATACAACAATTAGCAAATAAAGGTTTAGCTATGATTATTGATAC